TTGCCAGGATAAACTGCAAATCCTTGTAGTTCCAAGTGACCAAACGCAGCCTTTGCTTTCGTCTTGGAAAGTTTGTCCAATGTCTCTTCTTGATTCTCTGCAGAAATCCAGGGAATCATAAAGGTTTTTATTCCCGCAACATCATATTCACCAGGACTGGAGATAGGAACAATGTTGTCATACTCTCTTAAAAGGGACTCAATGGAGTTGACTTCATTGGTGTTCTTATAATATGCGTCGTGGTTTCCTACGATCTGATAAACGGTAATTCCAAGATCACGGAATCTGTCATAAACATTTTCTTTTGCCCAGTTCAGACACCAAAAATCAATAGACTTACGACTATCAAATGCATCACCGAGGTGAATACAATGTTTAATATTTCTTTTCTCTAGTTCTGGGAAGAAAATATCTTCATAGAACTTTTTAAAATAATCATGGAAGGTTTTACTACCTTTTCTGGCACCATAGTGGGTGTCAGTCACACATGCAACTAATGTCATTGATACATTTTTGTTTGAATAGCGTCCTTAATACTATTATACTCCGAAGAATTATATCCGTCATCATCTACTGTAAACACTTCGTCGTAACCAGACCTCTCAATGATTTTGGTACGGATCTCCATTTGTTTTTTCTCCTTCTGGATTCTACGGAGAAATGCATAATGAATAATCTGCGTAAAGTAAGCAAAAGGATTCGAGGATTTCTCAGGGTTAAAATTGTGAATGTACTGAACGCAATTTTCGATTCCATCACAAATCATATCCTCCCTGAACATGTAATTTACAAAGTTGGGTTTGTATGAAAGGTGGGTTGCAATCTTCAGAAAACACTCACCAAGATAGTTTGTAATCCTTGGTTTTGGTTCACCTTTTTCAGCCGCTACCGCAACCTTTCTTTTATATTCAACGATTGCTTCTAGGAATTCCTTGTTATTAACGTAATGTTCTGATCTTTTTCTTGTTCTTTGCATAGTTCCATAAGTCCCTTTTATCTTAAGTTGTTTAAATTATAACATTATGAACAACTCTTGACAAGACCCCACAATAACCGGTACAATTACTCTGTGGAGTTTCAAAGATCAGCTATCTTTAGTATCTTTAGATTTATAGAGCTTTTCAAACTTTTTTCTTGCTTCAGATACTGAAGATATGTATCCAAGTTCTGGTGTCAATGAATTTTTTGAATCTTTATTTTGTTGTTGTTTCAAATATTTGTGATACATTTCAATTGTTTCTTCATCACGAACTTCACTGATTGTTACTACCTTTTCCATATCTAGTAGAAATGTATCGTCATCAGCAAACTTCAACCAAGGATCTACTTTGTATCCTTGCATACCTATTTGTTTCATAACAACTACTTCTATAGTAACTGGATTACTTAATATCAATAATAATCTTCCATCTTCGTCAGAAGGCATTACGGAAGAAAATATTTCTTCTCCAGATATTAATTTAATTACTGCATAGAAATCTTCTTCCATCATTCTTTTAAATTTACTTGTACGAACTCATAGTTGAAATTCTCTTCATTGTAGATTTTTACTCTTTCAATGAGATGATTTAAAGTGTAATTCTTTCTTGAGTTTTTTGTGCAATCATCGGCAATGTCATAAAGAACTGCTTGGGTTTTATTATTTCCTTTCCTTAAGACTCTTCCAATTGATTGGAGATTGCGGATTCTAGACTTCGAAGGTGAAGCAAAAATAACATTGTGTAAATTCTTAATGTTAATGCCTGTAGAAAACGTTCCATAAGATGCGACAATAATTGCATTATCTTCTTTGTCAACAATTTCTCGAACTAATTCTCTTTCTTCAGCACCAACACCACCGTGAACATAAAAAACTTTACGGCCATCTTTCACAGAATTATTTATTGATTCGTATAATGGTTGTCCATGAGATTCAACTCTTGAGAAAAGTACAAGAGTATTTCCTTTGAGATCTAATGCAAGATTCTTAATAAAGTTATTTCTCTTTTGATGTCCAATAATAAATTGAACTTCATCTTCAAAGTTCTCAAATGATTGTGGATTATGTTTGAGGATAATAATTTTGATTTGAAGTTTAGATAAATGTCCTTTGTCAATAAGTTCTTTAGTTTGGGTGACTTTGTATGAAGGGCCAAACAATCCTTCCAGAACCCATTTGTGTGTCTGAGTTCCATCGAGAGTTCCAGTAAATCCATAACGATACTTTGCATCTGCAAGTTTAGTCATGATACTGACCAGAGACTTTGACTTGAACTGGTGTGCTTCGTCTCCAATGACCACATCAAACGCATCGTAGAATCCCCTAGGCAGTTTGTAGATGGACTGCCAGGTGGTAATGACTACAGGGAACTCATTCGTCTTCTCACGACCACTGTAGATGCGGTGGCAGAAGTCCTCAGCGTTCCATCCATAGTCCTGGAAGTCTTTGAACATTTGTTCAACCAGAGACGTTGTGGGAACGACTAGAAGGATCTTCTTATCTCTTTCTGCAAAATATCTAACTACAGAATAAATCATTAATGATTTTCCTGATGCAGTTGGTGAGATTAAGAGTTTACGATTGTATCTAAGTGCATCATAAACTGCATCAATTTGATAATCTCTTGGTTTATGTTTAGAGATCCGAGTCATATAATCCTTGACTCCTTCATAAGAGATTAACTCATTCTCTTCTAAAGGAGTTCCATAGAACTTATTGTTTTTGAATTCTACGTTATAGTCCCATTTCTTTGCCCAAGAGACTACCTTATCAAGAAGACCTACGTAGATTTCTCCTGTATGTGTTGAAAAAAGACGAATCTTTCCATCCCAATACTTACTTCTATACTGGGGCATAAATTTTGCCCCTGGTACATCAAAAGTAAAGTGTTCTGATAATTCCTGAAAGACGTGTGGTTCCGCTTCAATCTTTAGGAAAACTTCGTTCTTTTTCGCAATTACAATATCAGTCATAACCTCTAATAAATTTTTGCCACTCAATGGCATTTTTCAGTTGGTATGTTCTATTTAATATAGTTTTGATGATGCTGTCCAGATAGTTCAACATCATCTGATAATATTCGATTTTAGTAATACACTTGATTAGATCTTCATCTGCATCAAGATATTTGTCCAGATCATTCTTTAAAACTTTATGATCAAATGGTTTTTCAATATAAACATCTGGTTCTGCCTTTCCAGTGTAATATTGCCATTTTTCTTTTTTTAGAATCTTCAGTTTGTTTTCCTGAGCTTTCTTCAGGGTCAGGATATTGTTGAATAACTTGTAATACTTTGCATGAAGACTTGGAATCTTTGTAGATTCACTGTGGAGATTGTCTTCATCTATTTTTGAATCTTCTTCCCAAAGTTTTTGAATTTCATCCAGGTTCATAGTTGTTGATTTTATAAAGAACATACTTAAAAGTTACAGAAGCTGTTGCGTACTGGACATCAACTGCAGTTGCATCAAATTCAATTTCAGATAAAGATACTGGGAATAATCCCTGAAACTTTACTATTGTTGATGGTTGGAAATTGCTATTGAAAATAATTAAAGATCCATCAGAAATATTCGGATCTTGATTCGGGTTGTTTGGATCACTTTGTTTCCATTCTGAATATTCGTAGACACTCTCTGGATAACCAAGACCCCTCATCCAATTTTGGATGGTCATATAATTTTCTAGATTTTCATCAATATTAAATCGGAGTCGAAAATCATCAAAAACCAACTTGTCTCCAGGGATAGGAATATCTTTTAGATATGTTGGTTGAATCGCAGCACCAAGATTAATTCCTGGTACATTTGCAGAATTTGAAAAGAAATCTACTTTTGGTGCTCTTGCTAGATTGAATTTAAATCCCTGAGCAGAAAGAAAATTTCTGTTTCCAATTTGTTTATCAAATGGAGTTGTCATCAGAAGTTTTATTTTTATTTATTTCCATAAAAAAAGAGGGTCCGAAGACCCTCTTGATTGAGTTGTGAATGAATCACATGAGGTTTGCAACCTTGACTCTTCTGTAGTAACGGTTGGAGTTTGCGAGGAGTCTTCCGAGACCAGCGTTGGTGCCTTCTGCAAATGGGTTTGCAACGATACCATAACGGGTCTTGAAGCCGATCTTAGGCTGGAAGGTGTCCTGACCAACGGCACGAACCATCTGGAGAGGAACGTATGGGCAATAGAAGAGACCTGCGTCATATGCGCTGGAACCCTTATAACCAACAACGTAGTACTGGCTCGAATCAACGTTTGCTGAATAAGGATCGATGTATACACGATACTTACCTTGGAGAACACCAGCGAAGGTGTTACCGGTGTCATCAACGTTGAGGTTAGCGTTGAGTGCAGGGGTGTAATCAAGTACACCAGCCATGGTTAGAGCGGAAGCAACGTCTGCAGAGCAGATGATGGTGTTGCCCTTTCCTCTACGAGTTCTTTGTGCAATCGCGTTAGCGTCACGCTCGATTTGGAATAGAAGTCCTTTGAACTTCTCAACTGACCATCTACCGTTGGAGTCAACGTCGAGGTCGAAAGTACCAGCGGTTGCAACGTTTGCAGCAGCACCTTGCTCAGCAGACTTGTAGATAGTTCTGATGACTTCTCTGTTGATTTCAGCGAGGATCTCAGTAGAGAGGATGTTAGCAAGTTCTGCCTCGGCGTTTAGACCGTGGATTGCCTTGAGGTCCTGAGCGAGCTCAAGTGAGTACTCAGCCTTGAGGGCACGTGACTTTGCAGTAACGGTGACTTTCTCGATCGAGAATGCCATCTCGTTGAAGTGGTTACCAGAACCATCTCCGAGTGCCTCAGCCTCAGCGGTGGTCATACCCTGACCAACGTTGTAAGCAGAAGTTGTAGCGGAACCAACAGGGTTAAGAACGCCTGGGTTTGTGCCTGCCTGTGAACCAGTACCGAAACCAGCAGCAACGTCAGAGAATCCACCAGATAGTGAACCACCATCGTTCTGTGAGGAGAATGCTGAATCGACTTCATCGAAGAAGGTTTCAGTTCCGCCCTGGCTGGAATACTTCGAACGCATTGCGAAGATGAGTCCAGTAGGACCGTTCATTGGCTGAACGCCGCAAACGTCATAAGCAATGAGGTTAGGCATTGCACGACGAATTAGGCTGATTAGAACTGGATCGAA